TGGCGGCATTAAAATTCCACCCCAAGGCAATCCTAATGCTGCTATTGATACAATAACGTTGCGTGGGATACATGGTGAAATAAAAAATCTGAATGTGGGTCTTGCTTTATCATTCGAAGGTCTGAATACGGGCATCCAATCTTTAGTTGAGTTACAAAAAAAGTCAATCATCGCAAATAAAAAAGAAGATTCTAAAGATGATAAAGACAAGGCTCGGGCCGTTGCCAAAGGGAAAGCCAAAGATATAGAAGAGGAGAGAGAATCTCGACTTAGTAAAATGGGTGGATCTTTAAAAGAAGGTGCTGGTGCAGTAAAACAAGGAGTGCAAAAGGCTGCTTCTGGTTTCACGATAGGTGGTTTCTTAACTACACTTATCGGCGGTGCTTTACTAGGTGCGATATTTGCCCCAGAAAAATTTGATAAAGCGGTAGATGCTATAACAGGTGCTGTATCGGATGTGGTGAATAATGAATTTCTACAAAAGATAGCCAAGGGACTCATTGGATCACTCGATTGGGATAATCTGTTTGTTACTGGTATTTTTGGATGGAGAGTAGGTGCTATATATTCTGGTTTTAAATATTTGGGTACTGCTTTAGCTGATGCGATAGGTTTAAAAGAAACTGGGGACGATACTGGAAGTGAACAAACATTAGGTTCAAAAGTACAGGGATATCTTCGAGATGGAATTATAGGTGCGTTTGGTGCGCTCGGTATTGTAGGAACATTGTTTCCTGCTTTGATCTTTAAGGGTATGGCCAGCATGGGAAGAAGTCTAGGCGGCATCTTTCGTAAAGGTGCGGGAGTAGATGCCAAGGGCGGCGTATCCAAGATACCCGACGAGTATAAGACCGCAGCGGATACAGAAGGCAAAGCTGTCGGAAAAAGTTTCATGTCTAAGATTATGGGAACGATGAAAGGTAAAGGTGGTTTGATAGGGATGGCAGTGCTAGCGGCGGCAGCTGTTACTGGTGCTATAATTTATGCAGGATTCGATGAGGACGCCAAAGAATCAGCGGGGAAGGCCGTAGGTCTAATGGCAAATGCGACACTGGGAGTAATCGGTGAAGCCGGCAAATATGCGTCGATTGGAATGTCGATGGGCTTAATGGGTGGTCCACTAGGGATAGCAATCGGCGCTGCACTAGGTGGTTTGGTGGGTGCTGTAATAGGATTTATCTCTTTGAGCGATGAAGATAAAGAAAATTTTGGTAAAGGATTATCCCTTCTATGGGATACTATTATATCCGCCTTTTCAAAAGGTATTGCTAATCTTATACAGTCTCTACCGGATTGGGCTATTCCAGATTCATTGCTAGATTGGGCTAATAAACATGGTAGTACAACCAAGGAAAAAATATCTATCCAAGAAAAAGCAATCGCGTTTCAGGATGAAAAAATTGAAAAGGACATAACAAGGTCCCAGTCTAATCTGCCTGATGATCAGAAATTAACAAAAGAGCAAATAGAACAAATAAAGAATATAAAATCCGATAATAGATCAGAGGTTGAAAAACAGATCAAAAAAATTACCGGCGGTTCCCTCAACTCCGATACGGGTCTAAATCCAATTGCAGGCGCTATCACTAGTAGAAATAGAGATCGGGAAAATCTTAAGTTAATTAAATATGGTCTCAACAACGATGATGTAATGGGTGATACGGGCGCGGCCGCCATAATGACCACGGCTGGTATGGTCTCGGCCGGTGAAGGCAACATGACTGGAATTTTCGGGGCCAAATCACGGAACGCAAATGTGTCGGTTTTACCTAGTGCTACGAAGGAAGGTATGAAAGCATTTAAGGCCAAGGAATTGGCAGCGGAGAGCGCGGCCGTGCCAATCGCCAAACCCCCCTCCTCAGACAGCGGCAATTTGTGGAACTGGATGTTTGGTGACTCTGGTGATAACGAGAGCCCAGTGATCAAAACGCCGTTATCGGTCACAGGGCAGAAGCCAGCGGCATGGACCGGTAACATGGTGGAAGTGCTTGGAGCGCAACCTGTCGGTTACGAACAGCCCTGACTCCCCCCCATCCTCAACGCATCTCGCGGGGCCCAGGCCGACCCGGCCCCTCCCACCGCGGTGGCGGCGGAAAAAACCTGGGAGGAAAAAGAGAAAGCCCAGGCAGCGAAAAGCGCCCAGTTCCGCGCCGATCGGACGATAAGAATCAAGAACGCCTTTGAAAACTATAAGTCGGGCACTGAATTAACTCCCGAACAGATGAAAACATTTAAACAATCCAAAAACAACCAGACCAAGCTGGTGCAGATGAGAAGAGACATCAATAATGTTAACAACTTCGATTCCGTGAAAGAGCAGTTTGATAAACAATTTGCTGAGGAAAATGCTGCTAAAGGATCTGCGCGCCGCCAGCGCCTGCTGCTTGGTGGCTGGAGAACTGGCCAGTCTGGTGATCCGCTCAACCGGCCGACCGCCTTAAGGCGGATACTTGGTGGCTCTGGAGCGGCAGCCGATACGCTTAGTGGAGGTGGCGATAGCGATACGATTAGTGGTGGCTCTGGTAATGACAGGCTGGGGATGGTGCCAGCATATTCCATGCAATATAAGGGCGCGCCGAAGGTAACGCTGTCGGGTCGAGGTCGGAGTCTGGCACCGAAGCCTGCTGACCAAATAAACCCATCTGAACATGGCGGGATGGCATTTACGGAGCAGCCTGGAATAGTTCAAGGAGCGATAAACAGTATAGCATCCGCTATAGCTTCGCTTTTTTCTTCAACGGCCACCATCGAAAAGTTACCAGTCGAGAATCCCACGGCGGCGTTAGTGGGAGCAGCTTCGGCTGGTCAGGCCTCGGCGGCCATGAATGTTATAATGATGGGTGGGGACCAGACCCCTCCTGCCGCGCCAAGCGCAACTACTGTTAATAATAATACTATAAAATCCCAAACCACTAATAGCCTATCTTCTATGAATGAAGAAAATCGCGCGAACGCTGCTCATGCAAATAGATTTGCTGCTGCATAAAAAAAGAGGGAGCTAAAAAGCCCCCTCTTTCGTTGAATACCCTTTCTATTTAATCGTCATCCGCCAACTTCTTGAAGAACGAAAGACTTTCATCATCATCATCAGTGCTCCATGGAACACTATCAGTCTCTACAGCAGGTGCAGAACGTGCTTCTGGTGCTGCGGTAACAACCCTAAGATCTGGCTTAGTATCATTACCTAGAACACGACTAAGCCTTGTCAATAGCTCTTCATATGACTTGAAGTTCTTTGGATCAAGAAACTCTACTAATGAGTATTGTGAATTCCAAATCTCTTCTAGTCGAGAGTCTTCACCATCTACTGGTGAAGCTGATTCAAACTCAGACTTATCATAATTACGATAACCCTCATAGTTACGAATCTTTAGCTTGAAGTTAGCACCTTCCCATAGATCGAATGGGTTGACTGGTGTCTCATCTTCAAACTCAGGCTGCATAGCATTCTTTAGCTTCTCAAAGATCTTAGCACCATACTGATACAAGAAGACCTTACCCTCATTCTGAGGATTAGCAGGGTCCTTAACAACTAGGATATTCGAGTAATACTTTAGACGGCGCTTCTGCTTACGAGCAATATCCTTATTAGATTCGATGCCTGAATTCCACAACATTGAATTATGTTCAGACAAAGGATCCTTCTCACCCGCACCCAATGTAGTACGAGAATTTTCGATATACCAACCACCTGGGCCTTGGAAGCCATGATCGTAGATCTTAACCCATGGATCATCTTCGGACTTCGGTGCTGGTAGGAAACGTAGTACTGCATAACCATTGCCCGACTTATCGACTTCTGGCTTCCAAAGGCGTTGGTCGCGGGCATTATCAGTACGGGTGGTTAACTTCTCGGCAGCCTTAACTAGACTATCGAGTGAGGTCTTCTGAGACTTCTTTAGATTTGCAAAACTTGTAGACATTTATATTCTCCTTGATTCGACTTAATACAACTTGATTTCGACTTAAACAAAAATATTCTTCATTACCATATGGTACTCCTTTTTATCTGTTACTACGAAGGGCGAATACTTCTTCACCTTCTTATTATACTCTAACCAGACATACTCGTCAAGTAAAAAATGATCTAAATGACGAATAAAATTCAATACGCGGTCTAGTATAATAAATGACTCTAGTGATATCTCCTCTCCTATTAAAAGTTTCAAAATGACGGGATGCTGACCATCCACACAAGTAAAAACAGAGTCAAAAGACATATTGGCATCATCCATATAATCCCTTATTGTTATCATATCTTCTTTGAATGAATACTTCAATGATTGTTTCTTTTTCTTCCATTCATTAAATACTCGTTCAGCTTGGTCCCCAACCATCGTTCCAATCCAACTAGTTTGATCAGTGACCAAATGGGATACAAAGAAATCAACTAAATCCTCTTGATATTTCTTTTCGATCTTTTCAAAGAAGAACTTGTCTTTACGTTTTAAAAAGCTTTCTTCCTTAACTCTAACTCTGCCCCTATATTTAAAATAATCATAACTGTCCGAAGTAAAATGGTTTTTCAATGCGACATAAGTTTTATATGCATTGTAACCAGGATAATACATTAGACGGGCAGTTGACATAGTTTTTCTTTTAGAAGATTCAGGCCACTTGCTTCTGCTTCAATCTTAGAACGAATTACTTTGTTTAATAGTTTAGGAATGACCTCAATTTCTAATTGATGTTTATTACAATAATGTACTATAGCATCAATATAAGATTCGCCTGTCTCTAAAACAAACTTTTCTAAATCAATATTAAAAGTAAGCCTATCTATCATCATTATTTAAACCACCCACAGTAGAACGAATTATATCTTCAGATAGAGGTTCTGGATAATAAATCTCTAAGACCACACAGGCACTTTTACTATGAAACCAGTGGTATTCGTTTGGCCTAACTGTAGTGAACATACCAGGGCTTAATGATGTCTTATCGATTAGATCATAATCATTCTTTCGAACATTAATATCAATCAGACCACTAACACAATAGAAACCATTCCACTTGTGTTCATGCTTATGTTCTGAACATCGATAGCCAGGGTTAGTAGCAATCTTATGTACTTCAATAAAAGGTGTTACTAAGATTGGTTCTGTAGAACCCCATACCTTTCCGTAAATCATTTAAC